TATTTGCGCCAGTTCCTAGCAAAGTTGTGCCTAAATTAGACCCAGTAAGAACTCCTGTGCCAGTTAATGCGCCTGTACCTGTAGTTCCAAGCAATCCTGTTCCAAGCCCAGAACCTGTCAAAATGCCAGTGCCTGTCAAACCTGCTAAACCTGTTCCTGTACCAAGTAATGTTGTACCGAGTTCAGAACCAGTTAAAACACCAGTTCCCGTTAAGCCTGTTCCTGCAGTAATTCCCGTAAGTCCTGTACCAGTACCTGTAAGACCCAAACCAGTAGAACCTGCTGTTAAACCAGTTCCAGTACCCAAGCCAGTAACTGTTCCCGTTGTAAGTCCTGTTCCTGTCGTTAGACCTGTGCCAGTTGTTAAACCAGCACCTGTTGTAAGCCCTGTTCCAGTAGTTCCAAGAGTACTGGCCGCAGCAGCATCAGCAGCAACCTTAGCAGCGGTAGCGTCAGCCGCTAACTTGTCAGCCACTGATTGAGCCGTAATTCCAGCGGCTTCACCTGTTAAAAGACCACTACCACCCGTTAGGTTTGTCAGTGTTGCGACATCAGCACCAGTAGCCAATGCGGTTGCAAGAGAAGTTGCACCAGCAGTTCCACCAGCACCGCCAAGTGCTAAGTCTAGTGCCGCAAGTTCACCCGCAGTTAAAGCAGCAGTTCCAGCCGCACCCGCACCAGCCGCACCACCAAATAATCCAGCACCATAACCCCCTGCTAAAGCCGCTAGAACTACAGGGTCTGTAAGAGCCTCTCCCAACCCTTCTAGAAATGATCCTGCAACTTCTTTAGTCTTTGTTGTTTGTTGGAATTCACCAGCAGGCGAGTAATACTGAACATCAGTACCTGTCGCCACTGCGTCATTGATGCCACCAGTAGTCTTGTAGGTAATAACATTCTCAATCCCACCAACTTGACGATCTTCACCAGAGCCAATGACTTGGTATACAGGCTGAACCCAAGTATCGCCAAGGAGTTTTGCTTGTCCTTCAGGAATAACAGCACCTGCACGAGCTGCAACTGCACCCTCATCTAACCCAACAGCTTGAGCCATTTGAGCAGGTGATACTCCATACTGCTCCATAGCCGAGACAATCTGGGCATCACTCATGCTTGGATTAGCAAGCAAAAAATCTATAATTTGTGCGCTAGTTACAGCCATGATTTTTCCTTAGATTATGTTGCGTCAGGCTTTGGATACTTAGCTTTAACTGCAAGACACGCATCAATGTACGCTTGTATCTGTGCTTGGTCACCTTTGACTACACCATCAATGTAGTCTGTGATAGGGGGGTATTCTTCTGCACGTTTATTTTGATATGCAGTTTTTGCAATTTGTATTTGTGAATTTGCTTTAGCAGTTTCAAATTCAGCCAGTTCTTCTGCCGTAAATGGGATTTGTGTTGTTTGGCCTGTGGCTATATCAAAAACAGTAGTAAACATTTTTAATCCTTATAAATACATAATGGAAAAATCACCAGCACCAAATGTTTCACCAGTTTCGCATTTTAGTCGAACTTGAGTAACTGTTGTGCCAGAGGAATCCCATGTACCAACAGCAGTACCAAATCCACTTCCTGAATTGATAAATGCAGATACTGAATAACCAGCCCAGTAATTACCATGCCTCTGTAAAACATACTGACCAAAACAACCTGCAAACTCATTAGCCTGAACAACAAAGCCAGAGCCACTAGATGCCATTGAATTATGAGAACCTGCTGACGAATGACGAATCCGTGAAGCGATATAATTAGCTGTCGAAATGCCTCCGCTAGTTCCTAATTGAACAAGAAAATCGTAATTTGAAACCCAAGCGTTTCTAAATGTAACAATTATTGAGTTAACTCCAGAAGGTATTCCAGTAATAGTGACAGAATTTCCACTTAAAGATACTGGAGTTACTGTTGTATATCCACCACCACCAGCAGCAGCCCAAGTACCATCACCACGCCAGAATGTTGAAGCACTAGCAGATGTCCCTGAGTTAAGATTTGTAACTGGTAAATTTCCTGTGACATTCGTTGTTAAATTTACAAACGTAGTTGATGTCGTTCCAGTGCCACCATTAGCAATTGGCAACGTACCTGTTACACCAGTAGACAGAGGCAATCCAGTAGCACTAGTTAAAGTACCACTAGAAGGTGTTCCCAAAGCCCCACCATTAAGGATAGCAGCTCCAGCAGAACCAACATTAACAGCTAACGCTGTTGCTACTCCAGTGCCTAGCCCAGATATACCAGTAGAAATAGGAAGACCTGTAGCATTGGTTAAAACACCACTTGCAGGTGTTCCCAACTGAGGAGTAGTCAGTACAGGGCTTGTCAGGGTTTTGTTTGTCAGGGTTTCTGTACCTGTCAAAGTAGCAAAACCACTAGCAGTAAATGCTGCCTGAGTCCAAGCTGATCCTGTCCACACATACAGAGTGTTTACTGAGTTGTTCCAGTACAAAGCACCTGTTAACAGAGCATTTCCATCGTTGTCAACACTAGGAGCAGAAGACTTAGAACCTAGATATCTATCATCAAAAGAGTCATAACTAGCCGCTGCCGAACTTGCGCTAGAAGCCGCATTTGTCTCGCTTGTAGAAGCATTGGAAGCACTTGTCGAAGCATTTGAAGCACTTGTAGCCGCATTAGAAGCAGAAGTAGCCGCAGCAGTAGTTGAACCAAAGATTGAATCTATTTCAGTTTTGGTATAGGCATTTGTAATGTTATAGCCACCAATAGTCGTAGGATTAGTTCCTGCCGTAGCACGACCATAAGCATCAAAAGTGACAGATTGGTAAGTGCCTGCTGAAATACCAGAAGTTGCCAAATCAATGTTGTCCGAATTGACAACAATACGACTAGAAGATGCAGTTCCTACATTAAGAGTATTGCCTGTCTTTGTAAGACCATCGCCCGCAGTAATCTGACCAGCACCTGAGAATTGCGCCCAAGTGATAGATGTGCTTCCCAATGTCCCACCTGCATCAATCGTGCAGATAAAGCCAGAGTCAGCGTTAGTTGTGCCTTTTTCAACAAAGGTAAAAGCCGCAACCAACTCAGCGTAAGTGTCAGCATCGGTTGTGCGTGTCCAAGAACCTGTGGCACACAAGTAAATACCATTCTGTGAGGCAGTAGATTGGTCTTTAACCAACACACGATCACCTGCAATAATCGATATGCCATCAATGGTTTGTGCGCCAGATAAGGTGATGTTTGCAGTAGTAGCCGCAACAACAGAGGCTTTTGCATCAATACCTTGGGCTAGTGCATCTACATAACCCTTTGTAGCCGCATCAGAATCGTTTGTAGGGCTTGCCAAACCAGTAATGGTTGCCGATGTACCACTATCCATGTCCAATGCGCCAGAGATGGTCACATTGTTGAACGTAGAAGTTCCAGAAGCCGCAGTTACATTACCTGTCAGATTACCAGTTACGTTACCCGTGACATTTCCTGTTACAGCACCAGTTAAGTTGCCTGTGACATTACCAGTTACCGCACCTGTCAATGGGCCACTAAATCCTGTATTTGCAGTGATGTTTGTGCCAGTAATAGCAAGTGGAGAAGAACCACCAATTACCGCACCATTGATTGTTCCCGCACTAATAGCGGCAGAAGCAATGGTAGCGGATGTGCTAACAGTAAGGTTAGTAAATGTTCCTGCTGCGGCAGTAGTTCCACCGATCACTGCACCATTTATCGTACCGCCAGTAATTGTGGCAGAAGAGTTATCTGTCTTTGTAGCTATAGCAGTAGCAATGTTATTAAACTCTGTATCAATCTCAGTACCCTTAACAATCTTTAATGGATTGCCAGGCGAAAGATTATCTTTGGTTGCAAAGTTCGTGGATTTTGAATAATTGCTCATGTTTATCCTATCTTGCCTTCTTTGGCTTGAAGTTCAATTTTCTGAATTGATAATTGAGTACCATTGATAGTGGCCTCGTAACCAGTTTGCACAATTTTACCCGCACTTGAAGCATTGCTTGTTAGTGCTTTAATTGGTATACCGCTTGAATAGTCTGCAACTGCATACTCGCCAACTCCATACTCAAAATAACCTTGAGGTGGAATAAACACGTTCTCTGACTGATAAGCACCTGAATAATCAAAAGCCCACTTGATTGTGAGAAACTGATTAGAGCCACCAATAACAATGGCAGTAATAGACTTCAAAATAGAAATCTGATTAGGGTTTCCTAAGTCGGCATTGTTTGTGTAGTACAGAAATCGATAAGTAGTAGTGTCATCAAGATAACCACCATACTTACCAATGTAGCCATTCTTACCAATGTACAAGTCTCCATTACGCAATGATCTTAGTGCGGTTGGTGAAATATTGTCCCATTTGGTTACACGGGAAGCACCATCTTGCAAAGATTGTTTTGTATCAAAACAGTAGACTTGCAAAGTAGTTGGCAGAACAAGCAGATAAAAGGCTTCTTTTTCTGAGTAAACAGACTTCAAATTGGCAATTGTTTCACCCGCTAAAGATGATGCCAAGTCAAAACGAACATTCTTAGATAGGTCTCGCAATGGAGCAGACTTTTCTTGAATTGTCCTCATCAATGAACGAACACCTGAGTCTGACAAGAAAACAACATCAGAGCCAATACTTTGAATCGTGTCTCTAGCCACACACCCAATAGAGCCTACTGTGTCTGATAGAAAAAGAGAAGCGGGAGTAGAAGCACCAGAGTAAACAAGAATCTGTCGTTTACCAAAGATAAACAAAAAATCATTGTGAGCTGCCAAACCCATCACTTCATCAGCACCATTAGGCCATACACGGGAAACATCCAATGATCCTGAAGTACCACCACCCCATACATGACCTGCAATCAGATCAGAGAAGGTAACAGTTACTTTGTCGGAAGTAGTATTAGCCACCCACAAGCGACCAAAAGCAGATATAGCAATGTTGGCTTGAGGAACTGTAGCTACATAACCAGACTTCTCAGAAACTCTGCGATAAGTAGTTGTACTTACAGCAGGGTCATAAATGAGTGGATCGTGACCAGTTTGGAAGAAGTATGCAATGCCGTTTAAAGTTGCACACTGCCAGTTAGATGCCGTAATAGTAGGAGCAGAACCACCACCGCCATAGGTCAACTCAGTCACCGCATTAGCAGTACCAAGTTTAAAAATCTTGTTGTTGCCAGCAAACAGAACAGTCAAAGTTCCATCGTTTTGGACTAACTCATGGATAACACCAACATCGTTAGCACCTAGATTGCCAGAGGA